CAACTTCGGCAGATAAATTAAAAACAGCAACAACTATAAATAATGTATCATTTGATGGCTCACAAGCAATTGCAATTACCGCCATAAGTTGTTCGGACATAACAGATATTGGTTCAGGGAAAATTATTACAGCGAGTGAGAGACTTGATATAGCGGCATCTAAGACGTCAATTGGGAATAGAACAGATATTCAAGGTGATTTGGCTTCAATAGAAAGCGCCCTTAATAATACAGTAGACCAAGCAAGTGGCACTGCCGCATTGCCCCAAGAAATTACGGGTATAAAAAAATTCACTCAAAAACTAATAGCTCAAGCGGGTATTGAACTAACAGGCTCATTGCATCAAGTAATAAATTATCCAACTGTTGTAACCGGAGTAACTTACCAGGGGACTGATTTTAGTACTGGCGTTGAAAATCCAACAGTAAATGTTGGAGATTTGGCAGCCATATTGACAAATTTATCAAATAATATAGCAGCACTATCGACAGCATTGCAGGCAGTGAATGGTAAAAAAGTATTGGATTAAATTAAGAAATATATAATGTTATATAATTATATATGTCTTTTACTAGATTTAATTATGATGAAGCAAGAACAAGACAGCGGTTAAAACAATCTACTGGAAGTGGGAGGTATCATTTAAATGTTCCGGGTCCAGGCAATAACAGTTGTTACATGGAAGACCCTCAAATAAGAATTGGCGGGTTTGCAGCTAATAATATGAATGTGGTTGGAGGTCATCCCATTGATATAGACAGTGATTTAAGTGGAAGAGGAAGGATATATAAAAAACATTGTTCTGAAAACAAATATCCACTGAAAAAAAATATAACAACCACAAAAATATCATTTAATAATTGTAAAAGTTTAGGTACCGATCAAACAAGAACAACGCATCCCGCACGAAATTTCAGAGCTTTAGAACAATCTTTAATTCAACCTTTATATTTAAATCCACAAGAAAACGTGTGTTTCAATTTTCAAAACAATCTTAATACAAGACTTTTAGAGAGAGATAGTTATGTTCCAAAGTTACCTTGTTTGTAATATATTTGTTTATAATATTAAGAAAATATATTACATTATATTATATAATGGCTGAAGTAGCAATACCGTTAATGGCAATGGGTGCCATGTATATTATTTCCAATCAAAATAAAGAAAAGGAACAATTCACAGTAAGAAATAGTTCAACGAGGCTGCCTAATACAAATCCAATGGTGAAAAATTATCCTGTTTTAGATAAAAATGCTGTCAAATATGAAATTTCTTCATACAAAGGGGCGAATCCAGATACTGAATTAAAACCATATAATCCAGCAGGAAATATAAAAACAGAAAATTCATCAAATCAATTTGTTTCATTAACAGGAAATCAAATGAAACCGGGTGAAATGCAACATAATAATATGGTTCCATATTTTGGGTCTTCGATTACACAATCTACCACAGGACACGAAGGATTATTAGATACATATACAGGGGCTGGTAGTCAAATGACAGAAAAACAAGCACAAGCACCATTATTTAAACCGAAAAAAGATATGAATTGGAGCCATGGAATGCCTTCGACAACCGAATATATGCAGGAAAGAATGCGAAATAATGTATCGAGTAAAATGCATAATGTAAAACCTTGGCAAGAAATTCAAGTAGGGCCTGGTATAAATAAAGGATATAGTTCGAAGGGTGATGGTGGATTTAATTCGAGCATGGAAGGAAGAGAAATATGGGGTCCAAAGACAGTGGATCAATTAAGAACCGCGAATAATCCAAAGAATTCATACAAGGGTCAAATATTAGGCGGACACGTGGGAAGAAGAGGACCAAGAGGAATTATAGGTAAGCAGGAAAAGAACAGACCTGATACATATTATATTCAAAGTGCTGATAGATGGCTTACAACAACAGGTATTGAAAAAGCCCAAACCGCAAGGTCAGACCATATATTGAAAGATGAGAATAGACAGACAACTTCTAAAGAATTTACTGGTATTGCAACAGCGGAAAACAACGGGGTCAGACAAAGGGGGCACGTACAACAATCTGAAAAACCAGAATTTCAGGGCCCGGACAAATATTTAGGAGGTGCGACAAGACCAAATGGACAAGACGTAACAAACGGCGATTATGGTAAGAAAGGTTTTACACAAGTAACTAATTCGCGAATGCTAACAGGCGAGAATACTCATCTAAACGGTATTTCTAGAGGAGTTTATGCAATGATGTCGCCAATTTTAGATGTATTGAGACCAACTAAAAAACAAAATGTAATCGGAAACTTAAGACCTGTTGGCAATGCTAACGCGACAGGACAGCAACAAGCAATATGGAATCCTCATGATTCTCCGGCGCCAACTATTCGAGAACAAACAGAAAATACAAAATATATCAAACACGGGGGAGCAGCGTATAATTTAGGGCATACAACAAACGATCATCAACCTGTTTACGGCCAGCGCGACTCTACTACTTGTTCGTTTTACGGTAATCCAGGTGGTAAAGAAGGATATGGTGCAAAAGGAAAAATATATAATGCTGCTTATAATGCGAACTTAAATCCAAATAAAGAGGTTATATCGAAGGTAGATAGATATAACGTTGGCAATCATAAATTATATAATTCAAAAATTAATGTAAGCCTTCATAGCAATAAAAATTGTAAGCCAGGCAGACCGATGCCTAACATGCCAAAAGCAAGTTCGAATGTGACTAATCTTGGCAGATATAATAATAAAAATACACGCGAAACAGCACAACATTGTGCCAGAAATTCAGGCGATTTATTAACGCCTTTTAAAAATAATCCATACACTCATAGTTTAAATAGCATCGCATAAAAAAATATTGTTAATTTATATAATAAATGAAATTATATAAATTATTTATGAAATATAAATATTGTATTGCTGGTATTCTAATATTTGTTATTATTTATAATTCAACGCAATCAATTGTTGAAAATATGAGTGATGCACAAAAAAGAAAAAAAATAGAAGAAGAAAAACTAAGCATAAAACATATAGATGTTGCTTTGACAAAGTTTGAAAGTCTCGTCAAGTCAGCAGATGAGAGAGATAGAGACCCCCCCACAGTAGATGCATCGCGGAAAAAGAAAATTTTGGCTGCATTAGATAAGATGGACTATATTATTAATAATAGTATTGTTGTGAAGATTTTTAGAAGTAAGGCCAAAACACAATCAAAATATTTACAAGAACTGTACAAATATTTTGGAAAAGAAGGAAAAGATATTAAAATGTACCAAGAAAGGATTAAAATGATAAGAAAAGCTTTAAAAGCACATAAACCTTCATCTTCTCTTTCCTCGTCAAAAAAATCAACTAAAAAGAAAAGCGGAGGTTCTCGTATATTTAATAAATTCAAATAATTATTATTTAAACCCAATAATAATTATTATATAATGGAAAAATTAGTTATTCATAATGATATAACAAAAAAACTAAATTATTTTATTGAAACGCAAAAAATCCCCCATATTATTTTTTATGGGCCTTCTGGCAGCGGAAAACACGAATTATTGAATTATTTTATTGAAAAGATTTATAAAAATAATAAAACTTTCATAAAAGAACACGTAATGTATGTAAACTGCGCCCACGGCAAAGGTATTAGATTTATCAGAGATGAACTAAAATTTTTCGCAAAAACAAACATAAATAATCATAAAGGTTCTATTTTTAAAAGTATAATTTTATTTAATGCTGGAAATCTAACAACAGACGCACAATCCGCATTAAGAAGATGTATAGAGCAATTTAGCCATACAACACGATTTTTTATAATAATAGAAGATATAGATTCGTTGTTAAAACCTATATTATCAAGATTTTGTAATATATATATTCCACAGCCTCTAATAAATAATAAAAAAGTTTGCTTACATAACTACAACCAAATTGATATAAGTGAAGTAAAGCCAATGCTCGAAAGGAGTAAATGGTTGAAAAAAATAATGAATTCAAGAAATAATTATAATTCAATTAGTAAATGCAAGGTATTATCATTAAAAATATATGAGAGAGGATTTAGCGCTTTAGACATTATTAACTATATTGAAAATGTTAAAAATTTAGATAGAGAAATAAAATATAATATATTAATTTTTATTGACAAAATGAGGAAAGAATTTAGAAACGAAAAATTATTGATATTAAATATATTAAATATATTATTTTTGCGGAAAAAAATAGATTTAGAAAATATCATATCAATTTAAAAATGGATGATTATAATGTAAATGTTCTATCTGAAGCAAAGAATGAGTATTGTTCTAGATTGCTTAATATTTTTACACCTTTAATTATACAAGGTATTCAATCTATTTACAAAGAAGCAGTTGATTTGTGCGAACAAAACGACGAACATAATAAATATCTTATGACATTTCAAAATTTTCTTACGCGTGTTCCAAAATGGAATTCAAATATAATATCCGAAGAAACGGACCGAATTCTCAAAACGTCAGAATGTCCCTATCTCGAAGACCTTTTAACGTGCGTCCATATAACTCAATTAAAGGTTTTGACTAGCATTAGAGTTTCACAAAAACAGAAAAAAATAGACATTGACATACCAAAACTAAAAGATTTCACTCATAAAGTATATATTTGTTTTGCTCGAAAATTGTACGGCAATGTATATTTGTTCGAAAAGGATATTTTACCATTACAATATCAAAAAAATATGAGAGAGTGTGAAGTTATATGTCGGGAAAGTATTTTAATTGTAATCAGAGACAGTATTCCGGTCGAAAAAATATTGCGTTCGTATATCGATGAAACCGTCGATGAAGAAATTATTGAAGAAATTATTGAAAAAAATATGACAGAAAAAGAAGGTGATAAATTGAAAGAAGAACTAGAAGAAAAAGCAAAAGAAAACAATTCTGATAATGAGACGGTAGAACCAGTAATCAAAAAATTAAACACAGATGATAAAGAAAAAAACGAAGATACAAATGATTTTGCCGATTCGTTTAAGGTATTAACTGAAAAACTAGAAGAAACAAATAAAAAAGGACCAATTTCTTTAAAAATGAATTTGGAACCTTTTTCATCTAACAAAGAAAATATTACTGAAACATCTCAAATTAAAATGGAAATAAAAGAAAAAGAACCTTTGAATAAACCTCCAAGATTGTCTTTTAACGACAAAGATGCCGTTTTAGATATGGGAACTAATAAAGAATCTACTGTTTCCGCACCAAAAACCATTGAAAGACTTGAAAAAATATCTGCTGTAAATGACGCAAAAAGAAAAGCCGAAGAAGCTGAATATGATGACGACGAAGATACTTTGACAATTCATTCTGGTGGAGAGGTTGATTTAAAATTAGATACATTGGATAGTTTAGATAAACCAAGTGATTCTCCAAAATTAGATTTTGAAGTATTATTATAATTGCGTTAAATTATTTTATTTTTCTTAATAAAATAATTTAAATGACACAATCAATATTTGTCGCGGGCATAGCCATCGCTGTAGTATATTTATTATTTCGTTTCATTGAAATGAGGTTTATCTTAAAAGAAAAAAAACCTATAAAAACCATGATTAGAGATACTTTAATGGTTTACTTAAGTGTTGTTATAGGTAATTTTATATTAAGCCAATTCGCAAATGGTATTGTCGAAAGTACAACACCCGAAGTATTTACAGGTCCTGCTGGATTTTAACTATACCATTGTTTATTTATAATAGCTTCCGCCAAATTACTATACATATAGTATTCGTTTAATAAAGAATCATCCCCTGGATTTACGTTTCCACGAATAGATCTTACATCCCATTCAGGTATTGCCTTAGCCTCCTCTGTTATAGGAAGCACTTGTTTTCGAAAAGGCATTGAAAATATCAAACTAGCCAATGGTAATTTTGATATATATAATTTTGGACCTTTGGATGAAAGTGTATTATCTTTACTAAAAATTGCTTTATAATGTAATCTTAATGGTTTATCGCTTCCTTTTTCTTCTAACAAAATATTTTTTAATATCGGAATGCGTTTTATAAACGTTTCACACATAGATATTAATATATTATCATCTATAAACGCTATAAAATAGGTGGGCTCTCCCCAGGTTAGATTTATAATTTGATCTAGCTTTACACATTTTAATGGATCTTTATAATTATTAGCATTTGTTTTAAAAACATATTCAATACCTAATATATTTTGTATAAAATTTGCTTGATTTTCTAAATAATGAAATGTGTTTTTTATTTCTGCTTCTGTTAATTTCTCAATATCAACATCGTTTTCTTGAAATGTATTTATATTATCATATAAATACTGTATTTGCGTATCTTGACTAGTCATTCTTAATTAAATTGAATTAAAAAGTTATATTTAATTCAATTTATTAAATATAGTTTCAAATTTCTTAGCAAATAATTCACGTCTTTTATTCTGGTCGGTTGGTCGCATTTTTTCTTTCTCTCTCTTTGCTTCTTCTTCTTCTTTTATTTTCTTTTTATTTTCTTCATTTTGTTGTTGTGTTTTAAATTCATCAATTATACAAGTATAACAATATAACCAAGGATGGTTTTGTTCGATCCATTCATTTATTTTTAATTCCATATAATAATTCAAAAATTCATCGTTTAATTCTAAATTATCATCCCACAATTGCGTTAAACACCAGACTAAAAATTCATCTTTGTTTTTTTCACTTAAAAGAACAAATTGAGGGTCTTCGTTTTCATTATTCAGTATATTCATTATATTAATTAAAACTAATATATTTTAATTAATTCAATTTATATGTAGCATGGCAATTCGTCGATATTCATTATTTTTTCCTTTTTTATCTTTTTGATTTTTTTTCTTGTTACAATATATTTTTCAAATAACTGATGTTTTATAACATCAACTGGATTATGGTTATGGACCGACCTAGCAATCATTTTATATAATTTAAAATCGGGGTATCTTTCTTCGCCGTTATTTTTATATAACATATTTCTACCCTTGTCATCTTTACACCATTCGGCTATTAATAACGCAATCATATCCGTTTCTTTTTTTACATCGTCTATATCATCGAAAAAATAATCAAATAAAGAACAAGCTAATCTACATAAATCAAAACTGTTATTTGGTTCTAATCTAGGTTTATTTTGATTAAAATATGGCTCACAATTATATTGGGATGAAGCATCTCCTTTTTGTGAAAAACTATCACAGCAAAATGTTTTTCCAGAATGTTTATATATTCCTCTCCCGAAATCTATAATTTTAAATATTTTACCAAAAGTTGGAACTTTATAATATTCATTATTTAATTTGTAATATAAATATTGTCTATCTGTTTCGATATACATAATATTGTTAGTATGCAAATCATTGTGAGTAAAATTAAAGGTTTTTTGATACGTAAGCAAAGAAATGATTATTTGAAATAAACAAGAATTCCATTGCAGTGAATCCATTTCATCGTCTTCGTCTTCGACTTCTAATAATGAATCTAGTGTATTTGTCAATCCTTCCAAACATATAATTTGTACTGGAAAATCGAATACTTCTGCTTTAATATATTCTGTTCCGGAACTAGAATATCCTGACATATCTGAATTACTACAACTTTCGAATTCTGTTCCACTACTTTCTCCTGAAATTTCATCGTCTTCATCATCTTCGTCCTCGCTATTTTTTGAAGTATTTGAACTTCTTGAAGAACACGTCGAATTTGTTTTTTTACTATCACTACTTTCATTGCTGCTTTTGACTTTTACATTATGTTCGCATAATTTCAAGCTTGATTCTATATTTGGGCTTTCAGAATTATGTTTTTGCAAATTCGCGGCTGTTAAATTTTCTACTTTTATTCCCAAATCTATGTTGTCTGTTTTTATTGATATTTTTTCGGATTTAAATTTAATTTTTTTCCGATGCGATCTTGTATCATCTTCTAGCATATCTTCATCTATATCTTCCGTTTTAAAAAGTTCATCTTTATTTTGATGAAAATAATCAGAACCATATAAATATTCTAAATCGTCAAATATATTTAAGAAGTGTTTATCTTGTATTGCTAAAAAAGACCCATAAAAATCAATTCCGTGAATAAACCCGTGGTCGTTAAGTAGCCTACTTGATAAATATGAAAAAAAACTATCAACATATGATGTGTTATTTACATCTAAAACTTTTTTTGTATATCCCTTTGTACCGTTATATTTAGGAAGCTTCTTTATTTTTTCCTTTTCTATATGCGAATATTTTCCAACCATGTATTTCACTGGATCGAACAATGGGCTAAATTTAAAAAAAGATTTTCTTAAATGTTCTCCTGATTCATTCTTAATTTTTATATCAAATATATTTTCTGTTTTTTTTCCATCTAAAGATACAATTGTATTTTTTTGATTTAAATTTATCGAATTATTATTTGTATCGTTTAATTCAAAATAACGACTATAAATCGGCACATAATTTTGCATATTATAAACATTCAATACATCATCCATTTGTTTGAAAAGTTCTTCATTATCATTCTTTTGATAAGATACAGTAAATAAAGGGGGTGTTGACGTAGGTGTTGGCGTAGCCATTTACGTTTTATGTATAATATAATTTGTTATATTAAACTTAAATAAGTTCATTTTAATTATTTTTAATATATTTTTTTTATATCAAATGAATTTAGAATTAAAAAAGTTTGACATGAAAAATATTAGTTTTGACCCTAATACTAATTCAGGACCAGTTATTGTTTTAATTGGTAGAAGAGATACTGGTAAAAGTTTTTTAGTTAGAGATATGTTATTTTATCATCAAGATATTCCTATCGGAACTGTTATTTCTGGAACAGAAAGTGGTAATGGATTTTATGGGAAAATTGTCCCCAAATTATTTATTCACGATGAATATAATACAGCAATCATTGAAAATATACTAAAAAGACAAAAAATTGTTTTGAAACAAGTCAAAAAAGAAAAAGAGGCTTATGGTAGAACAAATATTGATGGCAGAGCATTTGTTATTCTTGATGATTGTCTATACGATAATGGTTGGGCTAGAGAGAAAATGATGCGTCTATTATTTATGAATGGAAGACATTGGAAAATTATGCTTGTTATTACTATGCAGTACCCTCTTGGTGTTCCCCCTAATTTAAGAACTAATATAGATTATACATTTATTTTACGCGAACCTTATTTAACAAATAGAAGAAGAATCTATGAAAACTATGCTGGTATGTTTTCAACCTTTGAAAGTTTCTGTCAAGTAATGGACCAATGCACTGAAAACTATGAATGTTTGGTAGTCTGCAACAACGCCAAATCTAATAAACTTGAAGACCAGATTTTTTGGTATAAAGCCGCTCCGCATGGAGAGTTTAGATTAGGTTCCAGAGAATTTTGGGAAATGTCTAAAAATTTAGCTTCAGACGACGAAGAAGACGAGTATGACCCTCAGATGGGAATTAAAGGACCTAGAATTAATGTGAAAAAAAATAAATGGTAATTATTAAAAATATATATATAATTTATATATATTTTATGAAACTTTCTACATCTGATTATAAAAAAATATTAAAATTCTATAAACTATCTGTTCCAAAAAAATCCAAAAATATAAAGAAAAAAGCTGATAAAATTATAGCCAAAAAATTCTGTAGTTGCATAAAAAAAGTTCAACAAAAATTTAAAAAAGAAGGAATTGCTATTGGAATTTGTACTAAATCTGTTATAACAAGAAAAGGTTATAAAAGAGGAAAGTTTAGATGTAAAAAACAAAGAACTGTTAAATTACAAAAAGGTGGAAAACGGCGCAAGAAAAAGACGCGTAAGAAACGCGGCAAAGGAGCTACTATATCTCGTTTTTTTATTGAACCAGATTATACTTGGAACGTCGAACAATTTGACGGCGATTATTATGATTTTGGAGCAGCAGAGGAAGCATTAGAATCATATATGAATGAATATGGTAGTCCACCGCATACAAGAGAATATCAACTTTATCGGTTACAAGAGCAAAGAAGGATAATTGATGATTTTCACGATAGTATAGATCGCAGCGGTTGGCAAGGACATTTAGATAGGGCAAGACAAGCAATGTTCCAACAAATGGGAAATGAACCCCAACTCCCACAAGCACGAACAGAAGCAGATTTTCGTCATTTAATTCAGAATTCATATAGTGGTAATCAAAGCCCTGGAGCAGCGGGTGGCGGAAAACGCAAGAAAAAGACGCGTAGAAAAAAAGGAGGAGATGAAAAGTTCAAAGAATTATGGCAAAAATGTATGAATAATTTTAAATTAAAAAAATTAGAAGAACAATATATTACTAGAAATATTAAAGCTCAAGATTTTATAGATTCTAGATTAATGCTTACTTTTAGCGAGATTTTACGGGAAATGGAAATTGTTCCACCCGAAAATATTAAAGAATTAGAAGAAAAATATAAAAATGTTGTTACAAAACAAGCAACCGAAAGGGGCTCTGCTGCTAGTGCTATTAGTTTGGTAATAGCACGATTTATAGAAGAAATGAAAAAAAAACCACATGGTGGCCGCCGCAAAAAGACGCGGAAGAAAAGAGGAGGAGTAAAAACTCCACGAACCGGTGAAATACATCCAAAAAACGATCATCAACCTATGCCAGTTCTTACACTTCCGCCTAGCGCGATCTCAAGCTTAAATGCTGAAGCAGGACCAGAAACAATTGAAGAAATTTTCCGTGATAATATGCGGCAACAGTTGGTTGGCATAGATGACCCTTCCGCAATACTACAAATCCTCTCTACTTATCAAATAGATTATATTAGTCGGATTGGCGATGGTTTGGTTCAGAATGGAGATTTTGGAGAACGGTTAAATCAAGATGTAACTTATTTTCAAAATTATATCGGATCTTTGTAATAACATAATTTTAAATAATTAATAATGAAATAACTATTATTGATTATTTGTTCTGTATAGTATAATTAAATACAAAGATAAAAATGCCAATCCAAAGCATGATATCACCTTAATACAATATATTGCGTCATCTTTATTGTCTTTGCAATTGTCGTGTTTTTTTCTAGCTATTTCTTGTAGTTTTTTCTCAACTTCTTTGTCAATTTGGTCTATTTGAATTTCAAAACTTTCTGTTATTCTACCGTCTATTAATATTGGAGCTTTTTTTTCAGTTATTTCTTCTTCTATATTTAAAACAACAGAACCTTCCATTAATATTGTATTAGAAATTATCTTTAAGATATAGAACAACAAGGTCCGTTATAGTTCAATATTAAATATACCCGTTGTTGTGGATTTTACATAAGTAGCCGCATCCTTCATATTATTTGAAAGTTTATGACTATATTCAGATATTTGGTTCGTCCAACTTGTAGAAGATTTATCAAGAATTTTCATAATTTGTATATTACCTTCTTCATCTAATTCGCCAGGGATCAATCTTTCAATTGTGTGAATTTTTATCATCTCCAAATTATCATAATATTGTGGTATAGCTGGTATGCTAAAAGTTAAATAAGTTAATAACATATACCAAAGAGAAGAGCGGCGTCTTATTTTTTTATATGCTTCGGAACAAACTTTTTTGAATTTCATAAACGTTGGTGAATTATATCCACCTAACATATCTAACATATCTGGCGTAATATTGATTTCTGTATTTATTTTGGGGTCTTCGCCTAATAGATAACTGAAATCTATATGAACCAAGTCTCCGTATTTATTAACTAGTATATTTTCAGTATGTCTATCACCGACGCCCAATATATAGCATAAAATACAAGAAGCAACGCAAGTTTTAATGAAATTATTTCTCATATCTAAAATAGAAATTCTTGGATTAATATCCATTAAATAGTTTTGCAGTGTTTTTTGATGGGTATTTTTTATATTATATAATGTTTCGCAATCTTCTATCATTTCAACCCATCCATATGATAATGTTATTGGGAATACATTATAAGTATTTATAGTAAAAATATCATTACATACGATAGTGATCCATTTTGATACACACATTGTTAATTTATCTTTTCGTATATCTTCATTTTTTATTAATATATATTTTGTATATTTATGTCCGCTTTGATTTTGGATTATAAATGGGACCATATATGGGCGTGAGCTTGAATTTAATCGTTTTATATGATTAAGTTTAATACCAACGCATTTTTCCGTTGGATTCCAAGGCATAGATATTGAAATATTAATACAAAAAAAACTCATTATATCAAGTTCGATCTGTTTTAGTGGAATTTTATTTTCTATTTTTTTTATAGTTAAAGGTATAAATTTTATAAATTCATCTGTTTTACGTATATCATTCATCAATTCATAATGTTTTAATTTGGATTTTAATATTTTGAAAATTTCTTCAAGGTTTTCATTTTCTTGGAAAGATAGATTGTATTTTATTTCATAATATATGTTATACAATGATGCTGTATCGGTTGTTTTAACACATAACAAAGCACCTATTTGGGGGTAAATTTTTGATAATTCGATTATCCAAGGTAGCAATAATTGCCAATAGTTGGAATTTTTTATTAATAACAAATCCATTAAATATACTTGAAAAAATGGAAATTTATTTAAATCAACATTATATCCAATCTCAAGTATATCTTCTGGTTTACAAAGGTTATTGCAATCGGTTCGGCATAATAGGTGTTTGCAAGGAATGGTTTCTTTTTTTGAAGTAGAATAAAATTTATATAATAATGCCATCTCTTTTACGGATTTATGTTTATTTGCGGTTAAACATTTAGATATCCAATAGTAATGATTTTTGAATTCATATCTATGATTCCATAATAATTGTCTTTCTAACTTTGAAAATTTTTGTCCTGGTAATTTATATTGGATACTCCTATAAACGCTTAATATATAATTGATGCTTTCACACCATTCCTTGGATACTTCTCTTAATTTTAAAAGATCGATCATTAACAAAGGCAAATTAGATAATATAATAATGGTATTTTTAGATTTATCAACTGTTTTAGTATGCGAATAACATTCGGCACATAATTTTATTTTTGGGTTATACCAAGTATTTAATTTATTTAAATATGTATTCATATTTTCTGGAGGTGTCGCGGTGTTAATTAAACTATTATTATTTGATTGATATTTGCTACAAGTCGAACAAAAAATTCTTCCGCACCCACGACAATGATGTTTTCTATTAAAAAAGTTGAATTTAGAATTACAATTGAAACAATTGTCAACTTTTTGGTTTGGTATCCATATTGCTGGTTTTCGTCTTGGTATATTAATTGGATTGCTATTTTCTCTTTTTTTATCAATATACATCGACATGGTTCCAAAATCGGTCATGATATTAGTACTATATATTAAATTTAAATTGTATTTATAATTTAAATAGCTTCTACCTGCCTGAATTTCCCGCCACCCAATCCATTTGTTTTAATAAATTCTAATTTGTTTATTTTGTAATCTTCATCGCATTTATGTTGATGTGGTAATCTATGTTTGCTACAAAATAACTTTTCACATTTACACTTTCCCATGTAATGTTTTATTTTTTTATTGCATTCTAAATGTTGACATCTTGGTGTTTTCGTTTTTTTCTTTTTCCCTGTTTTACAAACTTGTAGGTTGGTTGTTGGCATCTTGTTAGTATTCATTATTATATGTTAATAAAATATTATTACATTTTATTAATTCAATTTTTAAGCTTCATCATCATTGTCGTCTTTTAAAGCCGACTTTAGTTTAGGCGCATTTTTCATAGAAGAGGTTACGATATCATCTCCTTCAAATAATTCTTTTTTAATGTCCGCGGATGTAATTGTATCTCCTTTTGTTTTCAAACTTTCTTCAATCGTATTATTAACACCGTATAAATTTCCTTCTTTATCAATATTTTGCGTTAATTTATTTCCTGTTTTTCGAGCCATTGCAATATTATCTTCGATTGCTTTTCTTTTTGTTTCTAATATTCGTTTCTCAAATTCTTGCTTTGCTTTTTCTTCATTTTTAATTTTTTCACTCATTAGTTGGTTCAATTCCTCTTCCAAATATTCAACCTTTCCCGTCTTGTATGCTTCTGGTTCCCAAGGCATCCACATACCAACCGGTCCTACATAAACATTGTGGTTTGGGTCAACTTCTCTTAATAATTTACATCTTAATTCAGCTTCTTCTTGTGTAGAATAACTTCCTCTAACCTTTAGACCTCTTACGCAAGTTTGGAAATTATTTATCTTTCCAAACTCGTCTTGTAATTTTTCTTCCTTGGCATCCATAAAACTTTTGTATTCTCCTTTTATTTCTTCTACTTCGAATGTATCTTTTTCACTTTTAACATATTCTTCAAAATCGGACATCAGTTCATCCATTTTGATATTATATTTGAATGAAATGAAATTTAGATATTGGTGGAATTTTTTTACAGATTTAGAAAAATCATAGTGTTTTAGGAATTCTGAGAAAAAGTAATCTTTTTTTTGCATTAAAACATTTTCAGGGGAGACAAAACTTACACAAACAAATTTCTGTCCTGAAATTGCTTTATCCTCCTCTAGTAAATCCACGTATTTATGGTTTACTGTGCCGTTTGAATTGGTTTTTCTAGTAAAAGCCGTGCTTGCCATTAATTATATTATATTAGCAAATTTATTATTTAAGTTTTAATTTTCTTAATTATTTTTTTTCTGAATAATTAGTATAAATGCTTGGAAATTTAGGTGATATGATTGATCTTGGCGAAGTAGTTCGCCGTGCTGTTAAATACTTGGTTGAAGGTATCATGGTTGCTATTGCAGCTTATGCCATCCCAAAGAAAAGTTTGAATCTCGACGAAGTTTTGTTGATTGCCTTGACGGCAGCTGCTACATTCAGTATTTTGGATACTTACGTCCCTAGTATGGCTGTAAGTGCTCGTTCCGGTGCTGGATTCGGTATTGGCGCCAACTTGGTTGGTTTCCCACGATAAGTGCTCTATAATTTTTTAAAATATTAACAATTAATTAATATTTTATTTATAAATAATCAACTCTTTTGTTTTTGCTTCTGGATTCTTAGAATTAATTGCCCTTCTAGCATATATTTCTTGAATATTAAACTTTTTCAACGCGTCTTTAACCGTTTCTGCGTTTGAATTACTTAATACCCATTTACATTTCAAGTTATTACATATTTTAAATAAAGCTTCGTGTTTTTCTTGTGTAAATCCATCTTTATTATAACTAACAAATCCTCCTTTTTTCTCTGGAACATAAGGTGGATCCATATAAACAAAATCATTTTTTTTTATATTTTTAATATCTTCAAAATCAGAACAAATAAATTCTACGTTTTGTATTTTTTCACTTATATTTTTTAAATGTTCTAGATTTACTATTTCAGGGTTTTTGTAATTACCATATGGAACATTAAATCCACCTTTTTTATTTAAACGATAAAGACCTCTGAACCCTGTTTTATTTAAGTATACAAATTCTGCTATTCTTCCTATATTTATTTCTTTTGTAGAATTGTAACTTTGTCTAATATAATAATAATATTCAGATTTATCACATTTTTCTCCTGCCGTTTTTATTTTCATTATAGTTTCATATAACTTATTATAATCATCTTTTACTTGTTTATAAAAAGCAATTAATATTTCATTAGAATCATAAGCATATATTTTTTTAACATCTATTTTCTTATTTTTTACTAACCATAAAAATCTAAATAATACACTTCCTCCACCTACAAACATTTCATGATAATGTCTTATTTTTTCCGGAAATTTTGGCAATATATTATCTAGTAGTTTCCTTTTCCCACCTATCCATTTCAAAAGTGGTTCTTCGAGTTTGCGAAATTTCAGTTTTTCCATTATATTAATACAAATTTTAGTATTTATATTAATTTTATATTGTTGGAATAAATTCCCAACATAATTCCGCACATATTTTCTTCCAAATTTCATCTTGTTCTATGCGTTTAACTGGATCTTTTAACATTGGAAAAAATGGTAAAAATTCTTTTTCATCTAATAATTCACACATTTTATATAATACATAGTAATAATTCAAAAAATTTACTCTGTCATCAGGACAATGATTTGAATATGGTTTTTGTATTTCCATAAATAGATTACATAATATGTCTTCAAGTTCCGGTGTCATTACTGGTGGTTTTATACCCAATTTATCTTTAATAAATGGTATGTGTTCATAATATTTGTTATATCCTAACTTTTTCAATATATCTTTCGCCTTCTTATTTGTAATTTGCTTTAAAGAAATCCTTTCCTTTTTGATTTGGTTTTTTATATCAATTAAAACCTCTTCTGGAATTTGTGTAGTTTCTTTTGCTTGAAATTGTGCCAATATTTCACGAAAATGATTTATCCTTTTATAAGCATAAAAACACACTTCTTTAGGAGGCTCTTTATAACTTGGTTTTTCATGTTCTATTAAATATTGTTTTTGGTTGCCACATTGATTGCATACTATCAATCCCTCATGGTCTACTGGTATATATTCTCCATTACATTTTGTACACAATTCATAATTTACTTTATAATTATTTATATCCAAAAAAGAATCATCTAGATTTATCAAATATTTGTTGATATTAGTTGTTTCTACTTTTTGAGTATCGTCTTTTTGACTTTTATTAAAAAAAGAATTCATCACTTTAATCGATTTTGACTTACCTTTAGATATATCTTTCTTTTTCTCAAAATATTCAAATATATATTCTGAATTTTGTAATAAATATTCTTTTTTCTCGTTTTTTAACCTCGCAATTTTCTTTCTTATATCTGATAATTCATCCTTTAATATTAATTTTTCATCAATGTTCACACCCCCTTTTAATTTATTCTTGATTATGACTTTCCTTCTTTTTAGTTTTGGAATTATATTGTTGCTTATATCTACAAACTCTACCATTTTTTCATCATGTTTGCTGTCCAGTGTTATAATTGATTTTTTGTTTATTTTGATTTTTTTACTAGCTTTGGGCTTAAAAGAAGGCATTTATATACATACTTTATTTAAACTTTAATTAATACTTTTAGTAATTCATTTATTCGTAATACTTGTATTTTTACTTTCACTATTTAGATAAATGGAAAACATCCAATTTGATACAAAAGATACCGTAGAAATAGACTCTATAAAATTACATAAAATGGTTTTTATATACAATGCTTTAGAAAACGGATGGACCATTAATAAAAAAGAGGATATTTATATATTTAATAAAAAACACGAAGGTAAGAAAGAGGTCTTGTTAGACGATTATTTAAGACGATTTATGGTTAAAAACTTCGATATAGATAATATTTAATAAAATTATTAATTAATGCTTATTTAATAATTTTTTTTTCTTTAGCAATATTATAAAATGGGTGGCGGTTTAATGCAACTAGTAGCTTACGGTGCACAAGATGTGTACCTTACGGGTAATCCCCAAATCACTTTCTGGAAAGTGACCTACAGACGACACACTAACTTTGCTATGGAAAGTATCGAACAAACGTTCAACGGACAAGCCGATTTCGGACGCCGTATTCAATGCACTGTTTCCAGAAACGGAGACCTTGCATACAGAACATATTTACAAGTAACTCTCCCTGAAATTAATCAAGATGATGAACCTGGCGCAACCAACGTCTATGCTAGATGGTTGGATTGCCCCGGGGAACAAATGATCTCCATGGTTGAAGTAGAAATCGGTGGTCAGAGAATCGACCGACAATATGGTGACTGGATGCACATCTGGAACCAATTGACCCAAACTTCCGAACAAGAAGATGGTTACTCCAAAATGGTCGGTAACACCACGCAACTTACTTACTTGACAGACCCCGCCTTTGCTGACGTAGCAACTGCTTGTGGCGCTGCAAATGTTCCTGAAGCTGTATGTGCTCCTCGCAATGCTCTTCCAGAAACAACTCTATACGTTCCTCTCCAATTCTGGTTCTGTAGAAACCCCGGTCTTGCTTTGCCTTTGATTGCTTTGCAATACCACGAAGTTAAGGTTAATATCGAAATTCGCCCAATGGACGAATGCCTTTTCGCCGTTAAAAACGTAAATGAATCCGGAGGAACTGCCGCCAACGTTAAAGCGACCGGTGCTTACGCCAAATCTTTGGTTGCCGCCTCTCTTTACGTCGATTACATCTTCCTTGATACTGATGAACGAAGACGTATGGCACAAAACCCACACGAATATTTGATTGAACAACTTCAATTCACTGGTGATGAATCTATCGGTTCCTCTTCCAACAAAATCAAGTTGAATTTCAATCATCCATGCAAAGAACTTGTATGGGTCGTCCAGCCTGACTCCAACGTCAGTTACTGTGACTCTTTCGTCCAAGACAAGGTTCTTAACAAAGCTTTGGGCGCTCAGCCATTTAACTACACTGATGCCGTCGATGCTTTGCCAAATTCCATCCGTGCTTACAGTTCCACCAAACAATTGAATAACGGTGCCGCCGGTGCCGCCAACACAGGTGTTATTGGTTCTGATGGTTTGTTCCAATCTCCAAGTGCCAACTCCGCCGTTGCCGCCGGAACTGAAGCAAGTGGTGCTATTGGCGCCGCTGTCGCCGAATTGACCGGTGCCTTCCCTGCTGGCGCCGAACTTCACGGTGTTTCTGATGCTGGAGCATTCGTTCTTGCTGAAACTGCCTTGAAAATGCACTGTTGGGGTGAAAATCCAGTTGTAACTGCCAAACTTCAATTGAACGGCCAAGACCGCTTCTCTGAACGTGAAGGAAGTTACTTCGATTTGGTTCAACCATTCCAACATCACACGCGCACTCCAGACACTGGTATTAACGTTTATTCGTTCGCTCTTCGCCCTGAAGAACACCAGCCATCTGGAACCTGTAACTTCAGTCGTATTGACAACGCCACTCTCCAGTTGGTCGTTTCCGCTGCTGCCATCGGCACAGCCAATACTGCCAAAGTCCGCGTATATGCCACCAACTACAATGTCCTTCGTGTTATGTCGGGTATGGGAGGGCTTGCTTACAGTAATTAAGCGTAATTGGAATTCTTTTAAGTTAATCCTAAAACTAACAATCAATAATAAAATTGATTTAAATAAAACATTTTATAATTTATTATAATATGTTTTACGAACATGAAGTTGTTTTAAGTGAAGACGATGGTCTTTATATACGTGGCGGTAGATACGCTGGTTCATACAAAAATTTTTGTTATTTAATAGAAAATACTGAAACTAAAGAAAAATATTACAAAATGACTTGTAATCCTGATAATACTCTTTGTACTACATTATCTATTAAAGATGTTGAATTACTTAAAAATTATAAACCATATAGACCCGCTTGGACTGTTCAAGGTAATGGATATGCTTATGCAAAAGACCCAATCACAAAAAAAAAAATAACATTACACTCTTTTATAATTAAAAATAAAGACCCTAATGATGAAAAAATTAATGATAAAAAATATTCTATTGACCATATTAATCGTGATAAATTAGATAATAGAAGAGAAAATTTAAGATGGGCTACACAAAGCGTTCAAAATTCAAACACCGATAAAAGAAATAGAAAAAATACGGCAAAATCTCTACCAGCAGGAATAACTCAAGATATGATGCCCAAATATGTGTATTATTGTAAAGAATGCTATAATAAAGAAAAACAATTATACAGAGAATTCTTTAGAATTGAAAAACATCCAAAATTAAATAAAAAATGTATTTCAAGTTCAAAATCTTCAAAGATAACTATTATACAAAAATTAGCAGAAATTACAACAAAAGTATACAATTTAACTAATGATATTGTTGAAGAAGATCCAAATAAATTACCGCCATATTATACAATACAAAATTTTAGAAACGCCCCTCATTTAACATA